TGATGCAACAGCTTGATTGGTTAATGCTGTTGCGCTAGGGCCACCATAACCAGAGGCTAATGGGCTTGCTACTGCGTCATAAAGACTGCCACTTCCGCCAAATAACGAAGCAGCGTTGTAAGCGCCGCTACCAACTATAGCTGGGTTTATTCCAGCATTGATTGCAGCATTTACAGCCGCAGCATTTGTGCCATAGCCCGCACTGCCTATCATTGACTCCATTGCTGCAGGCGTTAGCTGCGATAGTCCAGCTGCTGCCTCTCCAGCACCTGCACCAGCTGCTGCAGCCTCACCAGCAGCAGTACCTGCAGCAGCACCGCCTCCAAGTGCCGCATACCCACCAGCAGCAATAGCAGCCAACATTACTGCTTTCTGGAAATCTGGATTCGATACCGTTTGGTTAAAGCCCGTCATCAGGCTGCCCAAAGGCCCACCTAAAACTGAACCAGCCCGTGGCCCTTCTTGCGTTACATTCCCTTCAGGGTCATAGAACCTAAATATGTCTTTTTCGGGGTCGTAGCTTTGGTAGGCAGATTCTCTTTCTACAAAAGCTCTTCGATCTATGTCTCTTCCGTTGCCAATTTGTGGGCCGTACAAGCCGCTTGACTCAACTTCGCCACTAGCAATTTTTTTCTCAAAGTCAAGTATCGCTTGGCTTTTTTGATACGCAGGGTCATCTGCAAACGTAATAGTAGGGGCCGCGTCATCTCTTGTTGGGTGAGGTGTTACAACAGGGGCCATCCCAACCCTACCAATCAACGTCCGAATGTCATCTTTTCCCTGCAGTCCATAAATTGGGTCGCCATACCGTGTAGGCAACGGTGCGGGCGTATTGGTGTCTTCTATCAACAAAGGTCTGAAATTGCCGGGCGCATACTGTTGCGTGTATGCGGGTGCTGGTGCCGCCGGTGCTGGTGCCGCCGGTGCTGGTGCCGCCGGTGCTGGTGCCGGTGCTGCCGCAGCAAGAGGCGCAGGCGCAGTTTGCATCACCGGTGCTGGTGCATACGACACTGGACGAACGTAAGAAACTTCACCCTTTCCTTGCCTTTGTATTTGCCAGCCTTGGCCTTCAGGCGGCGCGTCTTCACCCGTCCACCGTTCTGTTGTGGGAAGGCCACCCTCCGCCATCTTAGGCACGTGCTTTGGGGTATCTGCGCGTCGTGTTGTCATCGATTCCAGTCCACTTAATGCTGGGTCTGTTTGTGGCATAGCTATCTCCGCAACGAGTTGTTAAGGGCGAAGGCCCAATCTTGCCACGTACTGAAGCTGCGGCTATCCGGCGAACCGGTGAATCGGCCAATACCGGCCAGACCGTTGGCCCATTCGTGCCAGCGCGATTCTTCCACGGTCCCGAGCTGGTTGGCAGCAAACAAGCTGGCCATCGACGCGCACCAGAAGTCCCACGTCATGCCGCGCGGGTCGAATACCTGTCTTGTATCTATTGCGGAGATCATGGGTTGCCCGTGGCGCGTACGTCGCCGGTGGTGAGGGACAGCAACACGCGCCCTGTTTGGTAGTTGCCGTTGTAGGTGTTCGATTGAAACCGCAACCGCATCTCGCGGCGCTGTTCGCGCATGTCAACTTTTAGCGTACCGGGCGAAAACGCGTAGGGCTCGGAGTCCACCACAACATCATCCGCGTAGCCCTGCCCGGTGACCACGACAGTCATCTCACCGACTTGCACAAAGTCCGGCTCAATACGCTCGAGGCGGGTCCACAGGTTGTCGCCGGGCTGCTGCGGTGTGCCCACCAGCCCGCCCAATGTGCCAATGTTGAAGGTCTCAAAGTAGCTTTGGATGGCGTTTACGTTGGTCAGGTAAATCTGGTCGTAGCCCGTCTCGTGCTGCCACAAGGTGTAGGTGCCTTCGCTGTTGACCTCAGTACCCGCCCACACCGGCTTGGGGAAGATCTCCGAAAACACGCCCGCAGACCGACGCGCGCCAAGCGCTTGCCCGGCGTCGTACCAGATCTTTTCGCGGGTGTTGTAGATGATGGCGTCGGTGCATTCGGTCGCATCACCCTTGGGGTAAAACCACCAAATCTCTCCGTAACGCGGAACCTTGGTCGCCCAGACCTTTTGGCGGGCATGATAGTTCAGGTTGTCAAAAAAGTAGTTTTGGTTGCTGTTGTTCGGGATCTCTTGCACCACGCCGTTGTAGGAGAGGAAACGGTCAACACCACACCAGTAGAAAATGCCGTCGTACTCAATGACACTGCTGGACGACATGATGGACGTCTGGCTGCTCACCAAGTCATAGGCCCAGTAGTAGTTCACGCCGCCCGAGCTGGACGGCTGAAAACTCACGCGTATAAGCGCGTCAGCGGCCCAGAACAAGCCGCTGGGCGACGTTGAACCGCCCCGGATGGGTAGCCCCTTGACAATCTTGCCGGTGGCCACGTTGGTCGCGTTGGCGTCCGGCGAAACCCAATTGGCAAAGTCACCTGCGCTGGAGTTCTGGATTAGGCCGTTGTTGCCGTACACAAACAGGTACGGGTGGATCACCACGCACCCGCCAGACACGGCGATGTTGTTGTCGAAGGTGGCCGTGATGGTGGCCGACGCGGTGGCCGCTGCGGACATCACCACGGCGGTTCCGGTGACCGAAACAACAGTCGTGTTCGCCGGGATGCCGGGCCCGGTAATAGACTGGCCCGCCCCGACACGGACGTTGGCCACCGACAGGGTAAACGTGGTCGTGCCGTTGGTAACACCCTCTGCGGTGAACAACCCGACCTTGGACAGCGATGGCGCGGCGGTGTAGGTCAGGCCGGTGGGCGTGCCCGCAGTCGTGGTAATGGCCGTGCCGCCAAAAGCGGTGGACAAAGTGAACGTCGTCGACCCGTTAGTGGCAATGATGAAGTACGTTGTCGGGTTGGTGTACCCGGTGATGCTGCCCGTGCCGCCAAACGTGCCGCTGATTGTCAACTGCTGATTGACGGTCAGCGTCACGCTAGATGCGGAGCAAGCAAATTGCCCTGCCACACCGGTGATAGTCACGCCGGTCAAGAAGCCAAAGCTGCCCGGAAATGTGCCGTACAGCACAGGCGTGTTCACCGTGGAGGTGATGTACGTTAAATTTTGACCGGGGTGCGCCACCAAATTATTGGTGTTGCCGCCAGTGGAGTCATACGCGATGTCGAACTGCCACAGGTTGTCGTCGCTGGCCGTGAAGTTGTTCAGGATGTAGTTGTACGGGCCTGAACCAACGCCGCCGTCGGTGTCCGTCACCCACTGCTGCAAGCCGTTGTTGTAGCCCGAGACCACGTAGTTGAACCCGCCGACTGCGGTCATGGCCATGCCGCGCGAGATGCCGCTGGCGTTCAAAAATATGCCGTCGTACCCACCAATCTTGCGCGGGCGTCCGCGCTGAAAACGGACCCACTTACCGTCAACGTAGCAAGGCGAGTCGAGCACAGTCCCGTCCCGCTGGATGCCAGCGGGGATCTGCATGGACACGACTTTTGCTGTCATTAAAACGTCCCGCCGGACACGCCGCCGATAAACGTGCCTGTACCGGCCATGGTAAGGCCGGTGGCGTTGTAGTACCCGGCTTGAGCATTTGCAATAACAAAACCCACTTGGCTGGTGTTAGGTAAATACAAACCGGAATTAAGGTCACCCGAAAATTTCAACGAGGGGACCGCCAAAGAGCCGTTACCAAGCGTCAGCGATGTAATCGTGCTGGATGAGCCGGATGCGGCGTTGTAGACATTGGTCCCATCACAAATAATGATCAAAGACGTGTTCTGGGCCACGGTTACTGTAGCGCCACCCGATACAGCCGTCTTTACCGTGAAGGTGTAGGCACCCGTGGTGTTGTTGGTGATGGAATACAACTGCACCGTGGACGGGACAACCAGAATCTGATTAGACGTCAGCGTACCGGCGTAGAGCTGAATTGTGTTTGCTGCCTGCGCAGAAGACAACGTCAGCGTGCCGCCGGTCACCGAAAGCGATAGCTGGGTGTAGGCAAAGGTGTTGGACCGGCCGTACCCGAAGGTGTTCCAGTTTGTGCCATCTGAGACGATCACCAACGATTCGGTGAGCTGGAGCTGTTGCGAGGACGCCCCGTCAATGGTGTCGGCCCCGGTGACCGCAAGGGTCAGGATACCGGTTCCGCCGTTGCGGATCATGCAAAACCAGCCCGCGCCGACGGTGGCTGCGGAGGGCATGGTCAAGGTGCCCACGCCGCTGGACCACAGCGCAAGCTGGGCGCGGATAGTTGACGGCAAAGTGGTGCTGGAAAAGTACGTTGTGGTGCTATACGACTGGTTCAGAGTCAAACCGATAGCGGTCAGCCCGTACCCGGCAAGCGCGGAGGCGTTGGCGGACGACGTACCCGCGCCCAGCGTCACGCTGGCCCAAGTACCGGCAGTCGTGGAATTGTTGGTCAGGTAGATGTACTGCGCGACGCCGGAAGCTATTGTGATGATGGTTGCGCCGACGCCAGTGGCCGCGTAGCTTGTGACCGTAAAAGAATTGGCTCCGACGTTGCGCACCAGCACCGTCTGCCCAGTGGATACCTGAGTCGCCGGTGGCAAGATCAGGTTCAGGCTTGCTGCGGATGCCGTGACGTCAATGATGTTGGCCGTGGGGATGCCGGTCGTGCCGTTTATGGGCCAGTCCAGCAGCGTATTGGCCGCGATGGTCAGCGCTTCATAGCTGACCGATGACGGGTTGATGGTCTGGCCGGTGAACGGGTTGGTATACGTGGTCATGTTAAGAGTCCTGTGCTACTGCTTGGCGGTCACCGATGCGGAGCTGGTCTTCGGTCTTCAGTGAGGCCATCGCCGCGCTGAACATCTGCGACCACACGGCCAGTCGGGCGTCGTCCTTGAGGAAGGGCGCGGTCTGCTTGAGCGTACCAAATAGCAGAGCGTTGGGCGCGTTTCGGGTAAGCCAGTTGGTTTGGTTGCTGGACGACAGCGGGGTCAGCCGGGTGTAGCAGAGCGCCTCAAAAGCAAAATTGGCGCTGGGCGTTGGGGCGAT